TCTAGGCGATGTTGAGCTGCAGCGCGTTGAGCGTCCCGTAAGCCGCGATCGTCCCGGCGCTGAACGTCGCCTGCGTGACAAGGAACAGCGTGGTGGTCGATGCGATCGTGAGCAGCGTTGGCCCGCAGTCGATGCACTGTGTTCCGGTCAGCGTCGTAGCGAAGCTCTCAAATATCGCGAGCGGATCAGTGCCCACCCCCGAGCCGCCAGCTTGCGTGGGGAGCGTCGCACTCGTCACCGAGAGCCCGGCCTGAAGCACCGTGGACGTGGCGCCGGTCATCGTGAAGTCGACCTGCCCCCAGATGAGGTAGGTCCCCGCCGTGAGGGATTTCGATGTGACGTTGGCTGTCGTGACCGTCGTGAGCGACACGGCGGAGCCTGCCGCGACCGTCACCGTGTTGTAGAGCGCCGAGAGTGGATACTGACCGACCGCGCGCAGCATGGCTATAAGCCTTCACCAGGTGTGATGTAGAGCGTGTTCCCAGTGGTCGATGCAATCGCGGAAACGATCGCCCCTGGCGGGAACGTGAACGACTCCGAGGTGTTCGGCAGCATCGGCATGCTGGTCGCGAGCGCTGCCGTCGCGGCAGCCTGACTGCTCGCCACCGCCTCGATGAAAATCATATTGGGGCCGGAGTTCACCAGCCGGTAATTGATATCGGCGACTCCGATGATCAGCGGGGTCGCGACGCTGGCACTCGAAGCGGTGACGGCGAGATTAACGGTCTGGTTCGTGCGCCGCGGGTTGAATGCGGTGATATTGCTCATCGACGGCCTCGCTTGTTCGCTGGAGCGTCCGGGTATCCGCGGCTGTTCCAGAGGGTCTGCATGTTCTCTTCCACCACGGATGCCGAAGTGTACCCGCGTCCGAATATCTGCGACTTGGGCACGCCCGCAGCGAGCGCGCTCGAGTGCAGCTCGGTCTGAGCTTTGCCTCGATTACGCAGGATGTGCCTCGGGTTCATCTTCTGCTTGCGCACGTCGAGCGCAAACCTGATGTGCGTCGGCGCATCCAGATGGCCGTAGTCGCCGTTATTTCGTTGGTTGGTCATCCGAGTCTCCTTTTTTCCACCCGACGTACAGCACCGGCCAAGTGACGGCGATACCGAAGGTCGTGGCGATCGTATAGGCAATCCAAGTAGAACGGTACATGGCCCACGCATAGAGCGTGAACGTCATGGCGAGTGAGAGGAACGACAGCACGCGGCTCCCGAGCGAGCGGAGCATGATATCGATCAGCCGCAGGATCAGCTGCGGGTGGATGCTCACTGCGTCTTGCCAAGATCGAACCCTCTGCTTTTGCCGCGGCTCGCTCGCGACTTGGCCCTCAGTGAAAGTGCCTTCAGTAACCTGTCGTTGAGCTTCAGCCATGTTGCCGTGTCCTCAGTGCGTCCGAGCCTATCCCGTAGCTCCTGGATAGCCTCATCCAATATTTCTCGGTCGTCAATTTCCTCGGTCATGGTCCGCCCTCGCCGATATCTGTGCTCGTGGCGGCTTCGATCGCGGCAGCAATATTCCCAGGAGTGCCGTGTTCGCGCACCGCCCGATTGACGACTTTCTGGCTCGATGGGCGCGTCATGAACTTCTGCGCAGCCTTGGTCCCAAGGGTCGAGCGCACCAATGGCCTGGCCGCGGAGCCCGCGGCGGCCCCCATGATCGCAAGCCCAGTCGGAGAAGCGTGGTGCTCCATTCCTATTCCGGCGGCACTGCCGGCGCCCATCATCATGGTCCACAGGTCATGTACCGTGTACGGACCCATGCGCCCCTTGTTCTGCACGTTCTGGAACGCCTTCGGATGCTGGAGCGCAGATTCCGCGATAACCTTGAGATTCCCGGTTAGCTTTGAACCCTTGTTCAATTGGTCAGCAAGCGCGCGCGGATCAATGCTGCCATCGAGCGTAGCCGAGTCTCTCAGCGCGAACACTTTGGCGAGGTATTGGCGCGCGTTCGTGTACTCGCTCATCAGCTGACCATTACCACTGCGCTTGGCGGTACGCCCCAGTTCGTCCTCGAGCGCATCAGCGATGTCCTTGTTGGCTTGGGCATACGCCTTGTCTGCTGGGTTGCGTCCCTTAACGAGGTCGCGCCACGTATTGCGCAACTCCTTGATCTTCTGCACGGCGCCTGGCGCGGTGAATTGACCCTGTGAATATTGCCCGCGCAGATTCAGTACACGTTCGTCTGGTGCGCCCGGAAAATCGACCGCGGCCTGACCCCCAGTCTCGCCAGCCTTACCCACATCCTGCAGAAAATCTAGCGTGACGTTGAATGGCTTGCCGCCGTTCAGACCCTTCAGCCGCTCGTATGCGTCATATCCTGGCTGGGCGAGCTTATCGAAGGTGCTTTCCGTGAATTCAGTCCCGTCCGGCAGATGAAACTCAGCGCGCGCGAGATCCTGGGTGCGTTTCCAGTTGAAGGCGCTCATTTCCTCTTCGGCGCGCGCTTTCCCGGTGACGCTCTGCACCGCGCGTCCGACCGGAGCGTTCGGCAACTCGGACGGCGGGATACGGAATCCAGAATCTACGGCCTGGCGGGCGATGCGCTCAGCTTCAGGTAGCGGCTGTCCCGTGATCGTGGCATTGGCGATCTGTGACGGCGTCATCTTGAACAGGGCGCGCTCCCCAGCCTCGATGCCGCGCGCTGTAGGCCCCATCTGCGTCACGAGTTCTGCGGCCCTTCCGGCCGCCGTCTTAGGCTTCCCAATGATCTTATCGATCCCAGCGGAGAGAGCATCTGTCGGCATGGGTTCGTCTGGCAGCTTCGTCCCGAATACCTTATTCACTCCGCGGTTCGCGAGGTTTCCTGCCGCCGTCAGAGCGTCGGCAGCTAGCCCAGGAATGGCCACAGCGCGCTCTACGAGGCCCTTGGCGCCTTCCTTTGCGACATCCTCAGCCACGTTAAGCGCGCGCTGACCGCCGCTCTGCGGTGGCGCTGGCAGCTCGTCGACCGACGTTTTCGGCGGTGCCGGCAGGTCATCGAGTGCTACATCAGCCATCACTGCACCGTGTAGCCCTGCTGGATGAGGTACGACTTCGCTTGGTCGAGCGGGATGCCGTGCTTCTTGGCGTACGCTTTCAGCGTGTCCGCACTGACGTCGCCCTTGGACGGGACCGAGTATTGCGAAGCATCGGCCACCGACTGACCTTTTGTGATCGCATCGATCACCGTCTGATTACCGGCGTTGATCGCGTTAGCCACCGAGCGGCTGCGGCTAATGGCAGCGTGCAGGGTCGGGTAGTCCGCAATGGCCGGTATGGCGTCGTTGGCTTGCGTGCGCGACTGATCAGTCACCTGCCCGCCTCGCGAGAGCACATTGGCGAGGTCGGCGCGCGTTTCCATCAGAGATGTCACGTAGTCCTGAATCTGAGGATTCGCGTACACGTGGTTCGCTATCCCTAGCCGGATGTTGTTTTTCACCTCATCGCTCGTGAAATCGAGCTTCTGAGCGGACGACTCGAGCTGATCGTATAGCCCCCCAGGACGATTCAAAGCGTTCATGGCCGGGGCGATCTGTCCCTCACGTCTACCAACGGCGGTCGCCTCGGCCTGCTGGACGCGCGTGTTCATCTGCTGGCCGACGGCACCGGAGGCACCTCCGACTTTCTGGATCTCCTGGGCCTTGATCGAGTTGTAGCGGTCCCTGATGGCATTGGCTCCCATACCGAAACTCGGGTCATGCCCGGTCTTTATTGCCGTCTGAGCGAGCGTACGCAGCTCATCGTCGGTCGGAGCGTTCGCGCCGCCCGCTGCCTGATCAGCCTTTTTGGCATTCGTGTCCGCGTTCTGCTGGGCAATCTGGATCATTGCCCTCTTCAAGTAATTCTGATCGGCAAGCGCCTTATCGCGCTCAGCGAGCTGACCCACGGCCTGCTGCCAGTGTGCCTGCATCTCGAGCAGGCCCTGATCGACCGCGCGATTGTCGCCGGTCATCTTGAGCGCCGTGTCGAGCGCTTTCAGGTCCGCGTCGGGCTGATCGCCATAGGCCTTGCGCATCTCCTCGAAGATCTTCAGCTGCTGATCCTGGCGGTCCTTGAAGGTTTTATAGGCGTCCTCGTACTGCTTCTGAGCGGCTTCGAACTTCTGCTGATCTCCTGCCAGATACCCCTTCACGGTGCCCGTGGTGGCTGCCAGCATCGCTCCTGCGTCGAGTTTTGACAGCTTGCCTCCGAAGGCGCTGATGAGCAGCAGCGGTGCCATCCGCTGCAGTGGGTTCGCGGTCGGCTGAGGCTGCGCTGGCGGCTGAGCGTTGACGGTCGCCATCTCAGACTGAAAAATCTGATCCTGCTGCGCGCGGGATGCTGCGCGGTCCTGCTGGTACTGATCCAGGAATTTAGACACATCAGCGCGCCCGCCGAGTTCGTCCGAGATCAGCTGCTGCTGCTGTTCGCGCGTAATCGGAGAGGGCCCGAGTATGTCCACTGGATTGCTCGGCCGAGTGTCCGTCGGATCTGGCTCGTCCGCAGGCGCGCTGTCCTCAACGTCCGTGGCGCGAGCCAGCGCCGCCGACTTGTCAGAACTTGGCGGCAGCGGCGGCGGAGTTACCAGCCGCATGATCTGATCCCATGTCAGGTTCGGCTGCCCGACCTGAGTCTGCATGAAATCGGGGGAGGCGCTCACGTTGTAAGGTCCCCGGTCACGTTGTGCTTGACCGCCCAGATGCTTTGCAGCCAATCAGGGAAACTCTGCCCCCACGCGTCCTGGCCCCCGTTATTTTCGTACACTCCAGTGAGCCCCGTATTCGCGTCTGGGTTGGCGTTGTACTGCGCTATGTAGCTTGAAAAGTCCGGCTGCCCGTTAGTGATCGGCACCGAGTTGGCAAAGTTCGTTAGGATCTGGCTAGCCTGGCTGCCGATGTAGAACGGCGTCCCTTGCGTGACGTTCGGTTGACCAGCCTGTGCGCCGCCGAGCCCGCCCGCATTGCTGCCAGTCGTTTTCTGGATCGTGCCGGACGACTGCGGAACCAAAAACCATTGGGAACTGCCCTTGCTTCGATCGGTGCCAGCGCCAAACGCGACACCGCCCTGCTGTAGCGCGCTGTTGCCGGACTGCAGCTTGATCACGTCCTGATTGGCGCCGACCTGTGCGATTCCTTCCTGCGTGTGCTGGCCCTTGATCAGCGCCCCGCCAATGCCGACGAGCGCGCCCACCACTCCGCCGACTACGGTGCCCACAGGCCCGGCAAACGATCCAATTGAAGCGCCTGTGCCTGCGCCACTGAGCCCTGCCTGCAGGGTGTTGCCGTGCTCGATGCCCTCATAGGTCCCGTACGCACCGAGCGCCGCGCCTGCGATCGGAATGGCGGTGCCGAGCACAGAGGAGCCTGACCCGCCGACCGCCTCGGGTATGCCGGATGAGGCGTAGCTGCCGGCGACGTCGCCCGACGTGGCGGTGAGCCCGGTCAGTTCTCCGCCCGCGACGGCGCCGGGGTATAGCGATGACGCGCTGACTACGGCTTCCGGGAGCGTGTAATCGCCTGCGGCAGCGGCTGCATCCGCCGCGCCTGATCCGATATCCCCGATGCCAGCCATGCCGCTCTGAGTGATCGCATCAGCCGCCGGGAGCGTCACGGCGCCGCCTGCCAGATCCGCCCCCGTGATGTCCCCGCCAGCCGTGTAATCCGGCAGCGATGGGAGCTGCGGGCCGAGAGTGCCGAGATCCGTATCGGCGCCGGTGAGCCCTCCCGATGAGTTGGTCGGGATGCCGAGGCTTCCGGGCGAGACCCCAGCGCTACTCCCTCCGAGGAGCTTCCCGATGTCGTTGCCGATCGCGCCGAGTGGATTGGAACTGCTGCCAGAACCGGACGCCGCGGTGCTCTTGGCGTAGGCGTTGGCGAGTGATCCCATGAGGTCCGCGAGCTGAGCCTGCAGCTGCGTGTTGCTGTTGATCTCCTGCATCACGCCGCTTTGAACGTACTGCCCCCCGGTGTTGATCAGAGAGTTACTGGCGGCGAGTTCCCCGGCGAACGCATTGGAGATCGCCTGCGTATCAAGCTGCGACTGCCGTCCCTGGATCTGCTGCGTCTGTGAGACGAGCGCGCCGGAGATATTCTGCCCGCCGCCGGATCCTGCCAGCGCGCGCGCGACCTGCTGCTCCTGGCTCGTGGCCTGATTCTGGTTTCCGGTGAGCGCGGCCGTGAGCTGAGTCTGAAACGGCGTCGAGAGCTGCCCGCTCTGATAGGCGCCGAGTTCCTGCTGCCCGGCCGCTACCGACGGCTGCCCGATCGCACTGATCTGTCCGGCGAGCGCGCTGTTTTCTTTCTGGGCGCTCGACGCTTGATTGGCAATCAGGTCGTACAGCCCGCCGTAGAGCGCTAGGTTGCCGACGCTGCCGCCGAGGATATCCGAGAGCCCAGTGCCGATGTCGCTGAACAGAGACGAGCCTGTGCTCGTAGGTCCGGGGTCAGCTGTCATGGGTTGCACGGTCGGAGAGAAATAATCAAGCGTCGAGAGACCTGGATCGAGCGCCGCGTTGTCGAGTGCGTTGAATGCCGATCCAGTCGCGAGCGCATTGGTGTTGGTGGCCATCTACGTCGCCGCCACTTCGGACACAAGCCGTCCGTTCGCAAACGTCATTGAGCCGTTACTGCCGCCGCCCGTGAGTTTTGCCGTGACGATGGTCCCGCTAAATCCCTGCTGATTCGCCTGACTCTGCAGCCTCGCCAATATCGACGCAGCGCGCTGCCGCCAGTCGCTCTCCGCTCCCGGCCCTCGCGTCAGATCACGTAGCGATGCGATTGACTGCTGCGTCATATCAGTAGGTAGCTGAATGTCTGATAGTTACCGACTTGAGGGGCGATGCCCTTGGTCCCGGTTGCTGACCAGCCATTGAACAGCCCGTTCAAATATACGGCCCATGGGATAGCGCCAGGATGCATTGTGATGGTGCCCGCATTCGACAGCCCGACGGCCCCGTCCTGCACCAGCGAAAGGTTGGACGATGCATTAATGGTGGTTGGCTGCAGCCAGCTCGGAATGTTCCCGATGCGGAATTGCGTCGAACTACTCGTCCCCGTAGAACTTTGCAGCGCGCACGTTGCGACGAACCCGGTGACTTGCCACACCAGCGTGAAACTCAGCGGGACGGTAAAGTCCAGGGTCGATGTCACGGTCGAGCTTCCGGCCCCGAACCGCATTCCCTGAACTCGCCACCCTGTCCCGTCAAACACCAGACGGTATACGCACCCGACGAGGAGCGCATCGTTCAACAGTGTGCCGCCGAGCGAATCATTCACCGCAATCGCAGTCCCGCCGTTGATCGTGAGCGTCGTAGCCCCAGTGTTGTTATTCGCCACGAGGATATCGAGCCACGGACCGGCTACTCCAGCCGACACGGTGAATGTCGTCGGTGCCGCGGTGCTGACCGAGAGCGCGTTCACGCCCCCGGTGTCGATGTAGTAATTCGCAAGATTCGCGCGCTCGTTGGCAGCCGTCGCCAGCGTGCTGAAATTGCTGTCGAGTTCGCTCGCCGGAACGTTCCCGGACTGAGTCGCGAACTGATACGGGATCGTGACGCTCACCAGCGTTTTCTCTTCTTGAAGTCCATATAGAACCCGTCGAGTTCGTACGCAATGCCGCTCGTCGTGATCGTCATGCCAACGTACTTAGCGTACGTGCCGGGCGCCTGAGCCTGATAGAGCTGAATGACGCTCACCGTCCAGTTAATGGGCACGCCTCCGGGTCCGGTAAACGTGATGTCATCGCCAGAGCTGTTCACAAACTGCAGCGCCCCGACCGCAGCGGCGAGCGGCAACTGCGTGCTCCCTTGGTAGGTGTCGATCGTAGCCGTGACATGATAACCGGCACTCAGGGTCTGGGCGATGAGCTCAAACCCGGCGCGCAGCGCCTGCTTATCCGAGAGCGGGTCGCCCAGGTCCCACAGCGGCGTCATCATGCGCGTGGACGGCGGGGAACCGGAGAACATCTGGTAGAGCACGTTTCCGATGAATGCGAACAGCGTCGGCGTCGCGTTCACCACCGCCGAGACGATGAACGTCGCCGATCCTACGTTCGCGAACCACCAGCGCTGCGTCGCCTCGGTCCACATCGCTACCACGATGCCCGAGCCGAGGATGGGATCATTCAGGCGCTGCAGGCAAAACGCGGCATTCAGGATGTTGAGCACCACCGCCTGCCCGCCCGAGACCTGTTGCGAGAAGGTCAGGTACTGCCAGCTGCCATCGAGATCGAGACTCACCTTCGCGGCATTGACGCCCTCGATCGCCCACACTCCGAAGCGGCTCGCAAACATCAGCGCGCGATTGAGCGGGAACACAGAGAACGGCTGATCGGTGCCGATGATCCCTTGCACCGGAACCAGCGTCCACACGGGCGCCGGGGGCGACGCCCCCGTCGGTACGTACACATCCGTCAGCGCCCACACGCAGGTCGGACCGAAGATGTACAGAAAGCCGTTCTGAGCCCACAGGCGTGTCGGATTGCCGACAAACGACTGATCTGTCAGCGTCAGGAACGTCGCGCCGTTCGCCGCCTGCCAGGCGGTATCCTGAGTCGGGTCCGTTGTCGTCGTCGCGTTGTAAGCGGCACTCACGACGATGAGCCGCCCCTGGAGCACCCACACGCTCCCGGCGAATACCGCGATGTCCGTCCCGGTGGCCGGCCCGTCAGCGAGCGCGAGTTTAGTGAATGTGGTGCCGTCCCAACTGTAGTATCCCGTTGAGTCGATGAACAGCACGTAGATGTTGTAGAACGGCGCCATCCTCACGCCGTTCGCCGACAGCACATTCGCGCCGTTGATCTGAGCGACGGTGTTGCTGTTGAGGTTATAGGCGAGGATGTTCCCCTGCGTCGAATAGCAAAACAGATACGGAATCGAGTTGACCGAGGCGAACTGCGCGCCCCAGATCGTGTTCGTCGCGCCGAATGCGTACAGCGCCGCCGAGAGCCCCGGCACCGAATGTGCGTTCGCGTCTCCGATCGGCATCACATTCTGCAGATCGTAGAACGTGTCGGGCGGAATAGCGCTGCGCTGCGCCTTGGTGTTCACACCCTTGAATTGACGCATCGTCTGCGTGTAGAGCTGCGCCTCTCCCTGCGCTGGCAGCACTTGTTCCGGTTGCCCCGTGGTAGCCACTTACGCCGAGATCCTATAGGGGTTCTGGATCACGCGCGTCATGAAGCCGCGCATGCACCACTGAATGTTCTGCACGTATTGCTTCAGGAAAATCTGCGACTCACCGATCGCTTGCTCCTGGAACTTAGCCAGATATGCCGCATAGAACGGCACGGATTCCTGGAAAGGCACGGGGAGCTGCTCGACGGTTGCATCCGTCACTAACGGCTGAGGGATGACAACCACGTCCCAATCGGTCTGGTACGCCTGATCGGGCGAAGGCTCGATCCAGATCTGAGTGCCCCCCATGCGTGTAAAGGCGACGGGACGGCCCTGGTAGGTTGACCAGCGCCGCAACATCGCATCGAGCTGCGTATAGGGGAAATACGCGAGCTTGATTCTCATCGTTCCCCACCAGATCGATATGCCCATGATATCTACGAGATAGGGTCCCACCGTGGCGGGAAGAAACGTCTGAGCGGTGTAGTTATCCTGCCCCTGCGTCAGGGCGAGTGATGTGCCGGCAGAGTACCCGACGAGCTGACGCAGGCACTTACTGTCCTGCGCTACACGGTTGCGAGCCGTGTTGATGTAGGTCGTCAGCGTCGGCTGCGTGAAATACTGATACGACGGGTCATGCAGTAAGAGCGCCGTCTGCTGCTGGTAGCTTGAAAGGGCTCCCATCGCGCATTACGCCGCGTCCTCATCGGGTACTGGGGACGAGGAAACCCCGTCCCCATTCTCCCCGTCGACCGCGAGAGGACGATCGCTGCCGCCAGACTTTTTCGCCGTGATCAGCTCGAACACCTGCTGCACCGGCTCGAAATCGAATTTGGAGAGTCTCGCATACGCATCCTTGAGAGTATGCACAGAATTAAGCCACCCGTTGCGCTGGAACGCTGGCAGCTTGTCCTTGAGGCCATAGCCGAAGATGTGCCGGGCTGCATCCTCGCTCATCTTGATCTCCTCGCCCGGGGACCACTCGTATTCGTCGCCGTGAAACTTGGCGGTAAATACGCTCTTCAAACGAGAGCGCACCCGCAAATACTGCACGGGATCATTCTCGTTCGGGCCGCTCATTATCGGATCACCGAGATTTGGCTCGTCGCGGTGGTGCCAGATGCCACCAGCGCCGCCCACGGATAGGCGATCTCAACTTGCCCTTGGCTCGAGGCTGGTACTAGTGTCCGGGCCACCGGCGCGACAGCCGGCGTGCCGCCCAGCTGATTCGTGGTGGTCGCATCCAGCGGCACGAATGGGCTCGCCGTGACCGTCGCGCTCTGATTCGGGAAGTAGTTACACACCAGATTCGCTGCGAGCGTGAGGTTCACCATGCACGCGCCGAGCACCGGGAACGGGTAGTACACCAGTGCCGCGCCCGAGCCCATCGACGGTTGACCGCCGACGGCATTCGGTCCCACCGCGAAACTCGGGAAGAACACCGGGATCGTCGTCATCGATGTCACGGTCGCACTGGTGATCGTGGTGTAGATCGTGAAGGTCGTCGTGCTCGGGATCGACAGGATTCTGAAGTAGTTACCGACCAGAATCCCGGTGCCGGTCAGCGCCGAGGTCGAGCCGCCGAACGTCACGTAGTAATTCGGCAGCACGTTGGCTGCCGGGTTCATCGTGAGGCCGTGCGCCGCGTTCGTGGTGATCGTGGCGATGTTGTTGGTGGCAGAGAAGGTGGCGCCAGCGCCCGCCGGAATCACGAACTGCGCGGTGGTCAGTTCCTGAAACGGCGATGTGCCTACCAGAGGTACGCTGTCATACATGGGTCATTGCTCCTTGCACTGTCCTCTGGCTTAAAGCGAATTGAACGTGAAACCCGTCAGGAACCCGTGCGCGCTCGGTTTCACGTTCACGAGCTCGACCAGCGTGAGCACCACGGCGATGTAACCGAGCACGCCGTTGCTGAGCATCGAGTCGAAGTCTGAGAGCGAGAAGTTCGCCTGATCGTGCACATGCAGTGCGACGTAGCGCGCGTTCACGAGATACATGGTGCCCTCGGGGCAGCCCACATCAACGTAGATCGGCGTTCCCGCTACGTCCAAGGCCCGGAATGCCGATCGGGGCTTAGTACCTTGCTGATCGAATCCGGTGCCGGGCTGAATCTGATACGACTCGTTCGCGATGAAATCGTCGCCGAGCAGCGACCACGTGCCGGGTCCGCATACGCCAAACGTCGGCACCTCGCCGCAGTACTTCTGCACTCCGAGCAGCCCGTGCGAGACGAGCTTACGGGTCGGGGCAACAGAGCCCTCGGCGTACTGCTTCGACACCCACCACGTATTGCCGCGGCTGATGTTGCCGTACGTACTGGTGTTGGTGCCGTCATCGATCGCGCCGGGGAATCCGACGAGCTGCGCCGCATTGGTCGCATTTCCGTAGAGCGCGGTCTGCAGCATCGCAGCGCCGTTGTTCCCAGCATCGTTCATGCGAGCCTCGAGCAGCGGCACCACCGCGTGATCGAGCTGCAGCGCCCCTTCCATGCCAAGGTACGTGATCGGCGTGATCATCGCTTTCAGGTTGAACTCGCCGACAAACGCACCTTGCTGCTGCGTCGGGATATCGAACGAGCCCTGATAGTTCGACCACTGGCTCGTGGTCATCGGCAGGCCCTGCACCGGCACCGTGACCGATGAGACGCCGCCAGATGCTGGTTTCGCGTTCGCTAAGAACGCTGCGAGCACGGGAGATGAGTTGTAGATCTGAACGAAAAAATACGGGATGAACCCGCGTCTTGTAGTCGCGACGAGTTCGGCCCCATAAGGGGTGCTAGCTGGTACTATTCCGCTTCCGTAGACTGGCATGTTACTGATTTCCTTGAGGTTTACCTATCGCTCAATTTGTGATACCGTTAGGTACAAACAAAGGAGCAACGAAATGACTAAGCCGATCACCATTTCTTACGGAGGTCAAACCCTTACGGCTCTGCAGTGGTCTGACCGACTTGGCATAAGGCACGCCACGATCAAGAAGAGAGTCCGTATGGGATGGCCCGTCGATAAGGTCCTCAATGCGCAACTTAGAGCCGGACGTGGAGCGAGGGGAAAGATTGAATTGAGTTGCCCGCAATGCGGCGTCCACTACGTGACTAAGACGTCGCATGCCGCACGAAGAAAATACTGCTCGCGCATTTGTGAGCGCGCCGCGTTCAGCGTTTCCAGAAGTCAGGTTGATAAGGTCCCTTTCAAAAAACACACGTACGCCTCGACAGACGGCTGGCACGTAGATAAGCGCAAGGGACAAGGCTACGTCGTCCGTATCCACCACGGCAGGAAGCAGCTTCAACACCGATACGTTATGGAACAGATTCTCGGCCGTCCGCTGAAGGACTTTGAGAACGTCCACCACAAAAACAGCAAGCGCGACGACAACCGACCTGAGAACCTTGAACTGTGGATTACCAAACAGCCGAAGGGTCAGCGTCCTGAGGACCTGATTGAGTGGGCGATTGCGATTCTGGAGCATCATGGGTACGTCGCGACTAAGCGCGCCGACGCCTGCCTCTAAGTTCGTCAATCGTCTCGTGGGCGATGCGCCGGGCGATCTCTCCGGGGTTGTCGCTCGCGAGCATTTCCTTAATCGTCTTGTTGGCGGCGTCGTTCCTCGGATCCTGCCAACTTTGGGTGGCGGGAGTGGCCGCTGCGGCCTGCTGCTGCAGTTCCATCAGCTCCATCGCGCTCTCATAGTCGATCACTCGGCCAGACTTGCCGCGCTCGACAATGAGGTTCTCGACGGCATCCGGATCGAGTCCGCGCGCGGCCGCCGCCTGGCGCTTATCCTGTCGCCGCTTATCGGCTTCCTGCTCGAGCAGTTTGTTCGAGAGTTCCTCGATCTTCTCGTCGCGCGATTTAAACTGCTTCTCGACGATCTGCTCCTGTTCGATCTCAGGGAAGCGCACCTGTGGGTTTGCCTTCATCCACAGGCGCTTGAATTCGCGCGCGGTCTCTGGGTTCGAGAGCAGTTGATTTGATGCGCTCGCAAGATTCGTGCGTTGCTGGTCGGTCAAGTCCTCAAATTTCGGCATGGGCTAGTCCTTGCTGCCCTTGATGTGCGGCATCTTGCGCTGCGTCTCGCCGGGCGGCTTCGGGCTGTAGGCGCCGTGCGTGAGCCCGTCGGCCGAGGCGCTGTTCAGACCGCCGATGCCGAGATTCTCGAATCGGGGTGGATTGCGGATGTTGCCTTTCTCGAGCGACGAATCCGTCGGCTGACGGATGGTCAGTCCATCGCCTGGGGCCAGCATCTTGTTGACGTTCGGCATCATAGACTCCTATTACGCAGCGGCTGGCTGCGGGGCGCCGGGAGCGGGAGGTGCTCCGGGCATGGGAGGTTTGGCGGCGGGTGCGCCGCCGGGCATCGATAGGATCTGGCGCAGCTGCGCCGGCATCTGAGCCTTGGCGATCTCTTCGGATTTCCCGAAGGCCTTCGCAAGTTCAGAGACGACCTTCAGCACCGTTTTGGATTCATCCGATCCAAACGGGAATTTGGTTGCGGCCTGCATCAGGAACGTGCTCGCCACTTGAACGAGCGTCGCGCCGGAAGCCTCAGCGCCAGCCTTTTTCTGCGGGGTCGCCATCGGAGCGCCCGCAGGGCCGGCAGGGGATGGTGCGCCTGCGGCAGCGGGTGGCCCCGCGCCGGGCATGGCTGCGCCAGATGGATCCGGCGCGCCCCCATTCAGGTCAGGCAAACGCTTGGCCTTATATGCACGGAAGTGGGCCGTGCGTCCCTGTCCTCTTGGGGTAGATAGCGTGATGCGGCGCGCACACGCTGTCAAGCATCATCATAAAAAAGCCCGCGCGAGGCGGGCTTTGAGTAGTGCGATGACAAAACTTCAGCGGTACAGATCTGTGCCGTACCTGCTAAGCGCTTCAGCGCTTATGCTTCCGACCTTTGCGACGTGCCACTGCAGGTCTCCTGTCTAACAAAAGTCCTCTTACTTTCCTTTGCCAGCGGCGGGCTTCTTCCCAGTGATCAGCGCGAGCTTCTGTTGGGTTGCGGCCGCGCGCGCTTCTGCAGGCTCGATCTTAGTCTTGAGTGTCGCGAGTAACAAGTCCCGCATCGGTAGCCCCGGCAGCATCTTGATGAGCGCCTCGCGGTCGATCGCCTTCGCCTTGAACAGCGCAAGCAATAGATTCCCGATGTCCTGCTGAAACACAGGCGATGAGGAGTGCGAGTCGACGCGTACCATGAATTCGTCCGTGAACTGCGCAGCCGTGAATATGATCGGCTTGCCGTCGACATCCTCTGCGGTGTACTGGCGGTCCTCGTATTCCTTCATGATCTGAAGCAGCAGCGTCGCGAGTTCCTCCAGTTGCCGCTCGACGATCAGCGCGCGCTGCTTCGTGCGCGAGGCCCCAACCCGCATCAGCTGCGTCGCGTGCCCCTCGGAGCGCACGCCGGGCTCACCGCGTCCGGACATCTGATCGGAGGTGCCCACCGCATCGTCAAACTGCTCATCGATGTAGTTCACCTCGCCGAAAAGATCCTCCGGCATCTTGATCTCGAGCCGCTTCATGTCGCTGCCCGGATCGCCGAGCACGAGACTTGCCGGCGTATCAAGCGCTGACTGCATCTCATCGGCCGCGCCCTGCATCGAGCCGGACCCGAAGGAGGCCGGGTGAGCCTGCATCTCCATCAGGTGCTGCACCTGATCCCAGCGCGTGTTGCGCAGCATCTGCAGGTTCAGCAGCCGCTCAACGGGCGCCATGCCCCAGAAGTACCCGTGCATCGGGAAAGGGCAGATCTGAATGAAGTTCACCTCTTGCTCGAGGAACATTTCCTTCATCGGCCGCTCGTACACCGGGACCCCAGGGTGCGCGCACGTGATTACGAAATAATCCTCGATGTGGTCGTTCCACACGTAGAGCTCGTACATCCGCGCCATCGGCTGAGCCGTATTCGGCACGTATCCGATACGAGCCCCGATGAACGTATTGACTTCGCCCTGCGCGACCGGCAGCGCGCTCGAGGTCACGATGCGATCGACCGGCTGCGTGACGCTCGATGAGTCCTCGGACATCGGAGAGTCCGCTGCCGAGCTCACGATTTGCTTGATTTGCGGGTCCGGGTACCCGGCGAGGCGCAGCTGCCAGGCCAGATCCGTGAGCGTGATGCGGTACTCGTGGTAGTAGGCCTCCTGATTGTCGAGCCCGCAGATGTCCTCGCGGTACACGCCGAAGTGATGCGGCTCGATCAGGTCGAGGACGATGTCCTGTCCCTTCGGGCGCGTCTTGATGAACGTCGACCCGTACACGTGCGACCAGCGCAGCGCCTCAGTGAATAGATTATCGGCGTTGCAGTTGTGCCAGCGGTCCATTACGGCATCGGTGAGCACTTCGGCCTTCGGCAGTTCCTGGCGCGGGACCGAGCGGCCGATCTCGACTGAAAATCGTGTGTTGTCGGCTGAGTACAGCAGCGAGCACTGCTTATCGATGTGCGGATAGATTTTGTTGATGGTCCCGAAAATATTCGCGTCGGTCTGCGTGCCGGTTTCCTGGCCGTACAAGTAATACTGCTTCAGAGTCCGGTAGGCCGCGATGCGGTCCTCTTTGCTCGCCAGGCACACCGCGAGCACGTCTTTGACGAACTGTTCGCGATCAGCTATGCCGTTTGGGACCTTCACGTGACGAGCCCTGATTTAGCCACAATCATCGGCTTGGGCTGGGGCACGGTTCCAGGACCGGGTTGGAACCCGAAAGAATGCGGTGTGCCAAACGTGGCACCGGATACTGTTGGGGCCTGAGCGCCGGTGCGAGAGAACCCGGCGGGCGCGTGCGGGACCTTGACCCAACCGCCGACCTTGCGCGGATCGTTCGGTGATGCGTCCGCCGCCTTGGCCGCGGCGAGCTGGCGTTTGCGCAATTCCATGTCCATCACCGAGAGCCCAGCTTTGCCGTCGTTCCGCATGTCGGTGAGCCCGTTTTCTGCGGCGATCTCTTTCAGCTGCCGGTCGACCCACCTCATGTTTCCGCTGCGGCGAAACGCAGGGGCGGTGCGGATCTCGCGCGTCACGAGCAGTTTGTTTTTGCACACCGGGCACTTCCCGCTTGCGTTTTCAAACGGACCGTGGCCAGCGCACGTCCACTCCTTTTCGATCGGCATATCAATACCCTCGTGTGCTTCGACCATTCTCCGCGCGATCCAAATTCGCGCGCGTGCGTTTCTGACCCATCACTACTGTCCGCTTCGGAGGCGGCGGCGAGCCCTCCGGGAGTATCCCAATCCTCGCAAGAAACTTCGCGACGTTCAAATTAACGTGTCCCGCGATCGGATCGGACGGAATCTGCACGAGCTTAGGCGGCTCATAGAACACCCCCTGCGCGAGCAACTGCCCTCGTAGCTGATCGTTCCACGCCAACGTCGCAAGCGCCGCCGCCGTCACGCGATCGTCGCGCCGATTGCTTGGGGCTTCGGGTGCCTCGCCAGGCTCGCGGCGCACAGATTGCATTTCTGACAGCAGCGCTTCGCTCGACACCTGGACGACTTCGCGCTCCATGAAATCCTTGAGCCCGTTCATCATCTGCTCTTTGATGTCATACGTCGTCTTCGTGTGCCGGAAGTTGCTCGGAGCTCCACTCGAATCGACCCGTTTGTACAGGTACTGGCGTATGGCGAGCACGACATCCTTCATCGCTGCGGGACCGGCGATTTTTCGGCCTGAGAACGCCGCACGTCTCAGGTTGTCAAACTCTTGAAGCGTCGCGGTTCCGGGTCCCGTCACTTCGATATTGACCAGCGTGCGTCCGTAGTGCCCGGCGAGATACGCGAATACCCATGCGAGCGCGTGCATCGACACCGAGTTGTCGACGTACTCTGCGACTTGCTCCAGGCGGTTGTACCACGCGCGCCACACGCTCACGACGGAATTATTGGACGTGGGGCTTGCGGAGAATGAAGGATCTACTCCGATGACGTACCAGCCATCATTCTCGGGCTCGTCCCATACAACGAGATTGGCGCTCTTCTCTGATACCTTCTTGACGACAGTCTCCTCGAATGACATCCCGCATTCAATGCGGTAATGCTCCGCGCGCCGTTGCAATGAGCGTACCTTGATCCGAGCGCGATTAAGCGATTCAGCCCTGAAAAATGCAGACCCAGTCGCCACGAAGGCCAGCTCAGGCAAATGAGGGAATTCCTGTGTGAGCTGCATTTCATCCGTGATCTTTTCAGCGGCCTGATATCGATACCACGCCCACTGTTGGTCATTGATATCCATTCCGTAGCGCTTGGATACCTCGCGGGTGATGAGCGCCTCCTCACGAGAGAGCTTCGGACGAGCAAGCCAATAGTGAGCATAGATAGGATCGTCTTTAGTAATGCCATAGTAGTCATTGGCCCACCAGCTGATGAATATCGGCTTGATCGACTTCGCTTTCTGCGCGTCGTCCCACAGATCCTTGAACCAATTCTCACCGTTCGCCGTCGACTCCCAATGATAGAACCGTATCGGGTTGTGCTGAGCGAATGACGCGCGCAGTGCATCGATCGTCGAGGAGTCCCCCCAGTACGCGCACTCAGTGCCGTGCATCACGACGAGCGCGCCGGAGCGCCCGACCTTCGATGACCCAGTGGTTTTGCTCCGAGTGCCGGCCACCAAAAACCGAATACGCGAGCCGTTGCGGAACACCAATTGATTGCGGTTGTCGTCGATGACTTCCTGCTGCCATTCATCGTCCAGTCCGGCCCGATAGAGCGCGAGCGTCGTCCTAAATCCGTCGCGCGCCGCTTCATCCTGCGTCACGATCGCAGCATTGATTGCTTGATGTTTGTACACCCAATACATGTCAGCGGCGAGAGATACCGTCGAGAGTCCCATCTGGCGCGCTTTCAGCGTCACGAATTCGCGCACGCCGCCCTTCATGCCTTCCTGGATCTGATCCATCCACATGATCTGCGACGACAGCATGTTGTCGCCGAGGCTGCACAGGCCGCGCTCTTTGGAGTCGATGCGCAGCGCCTTCCTGAAATAGTGAAACTCGGTCTCGTCAATCAGTTCGCTAGCCATTGCCAGTCACATCCGGGACCACGTACGGTTGAGTGAATGGATTGACGTACGGGGGTCCTGAGCACACTGTGAGATTGATGCTGGTAAATTCCGGCACCGATGAGGCAGCACTCGGAGTCTGAGCGGTCACGATGTTGACTCCGATGCTGGTCGACTGAACATATCCTACTGTGCCTAAATTTAGGTCCGCTTCAGAGATCACCATCATTGCGGTCAGGAGCGGCAGCCCCACCACATTCGGCACCGTCACGCTCTGCTGCCCCGGAGGCGGGGGGCCGGCGGATACGGTCAGTTGAATCGGGATCTGCTGGTAATTGATCACCGTGCCGCGGTCAGGCAACTGCCCGATCACGTAGTAATACGGCACGGTCGCGGAATACTTCCAGATCACAACTGGGTCGACAGTAAACCCGGCGTCGAGCAGGATCTGGATCGCCTCGCCGAGCGTATAGAACAGCAGCACCGTCGGCGGCGGTAGGAACGCGTAGCGATTGTTTTCGGGTAACCCAGGGATCGCGTACGACTTAGGCAACGGCGGCAGATCGAACGTGCTCTGAAAGAACGGCGGCTGAATAACGAGACGGTTCAGAGCGTGCGGCTGCGCGTAACTGTCGGCCTGCGCTACGGGGCGCGGCATCGGCGTATCCCACACGCCACGGTAGAGTCCTACGGGCAGGTGCAGCGCTGCGGTCGGGATGCCGCGTGTCGTCGCGCCGGACCACATCCAATCATCCGGCGTGCGCCGCACGATCGCGGGTTCAGACAGATCAACCGGACGGAACGGCTTTTGCGGGATCCCGCGCACCAGTACCCCGGGCCAGTAGAAGTCCTGGTGATAGGGCCGCGCAGGCATTGGGATGTACGACTCGGTCGTGCCTGCGTGTCGGAACGGCAGCGGCGGAAAGGGCGCGATGCGCTCAAGAGTCAGCAGCGTGTTTGGAACCGGATCAGCTTGTGCGTAGCGCGGGGTCGGCTGCGGGGAGAAGGTCGGGTTGCGAACGATCTGCGTGCCGCGCACGATCGCCGGCATATACACGACGGTCTCGAGGACTTGGGAATCCTGAGTGCCGGGCGCGCGAGAAAGGCTCGCGATCGTCGGCAGTGCTGCGTCCTTGCCGAGCACCAGCAAGGCTGGTGGGGTGACGA